CGTAAATTGAGGAGAAAAAATTATGGCAATAACATCGGCAATATGTAACAGTTTTAAAACAGAAATCTTAAAAGCTGTACACAATTTTACAGCCAGTACTGGAAACACTTTTAACATTGCACTTTACACTAGTTCTGCAACTTTAGGTGCAGGAACAACTGCCTACACAACATCAAACGAAATAACTAATGCGTCTGGATCAGCTTATTCTCCAAAAGGAAAAGCATTAACAAGTGTTACTCCAACTTTAGATTCAACAACTGCTGTTTGTGATTTTGCAGACATCTCTTGGACATCTGCATCTTTTACTGCTAACGGTTGTTTAATTTTTAACGAAACTGCAACAGGAGATCCTTCAGTTTGTGCAGTGGCTTTTGGAGGAGACAAAACAGTTTCTTCTGGAACGTTTACAGTTCAATTCCCAGCAGCGGCAGCAACAACAGCTATAGTTAGAATAGCATAAGGAGTAAGTCCTTATGGCCGACCAAACAGTCGTACTAACAGGTCAACAGGCCACTCTCAATCAATCAACATGGGGGTCTCAAACCAATTGGGGTTTAGGATCTTGGAACACAGGTGGAGATGTTGTAGGCATATCCGCATTTCATGAAGAAGGTTGGGGTTCTCAAACTTGGGGAATAGAAAACTGGGGACAGAATGCTACTGATGTAGTTTTAGTTGCAACGGGTATAAGTGCAACAGCTTCTGTTGGAGAAGCTATAGCTTTTCCATTATCTGGTTGGTCAGGTCAGACTTGGAGCACCGGAGAATGGGGACAAGTAAATGATAATACAGTAACATTAACAGGTTTATCAGTAACATCATCCGTTGGAGATGCTATAGGTGCAGCAAATCAAGGTTGGGGTAGAGCTGAATACGGTGAAGAACCTTGGGGAGAAAGTAATAATCCAGTAGTAAATTTAACAGGACTTGGATTAACTTCTGCTCTTGGCACAATAACAGCATTCCCTGAACAAGGATGGGGTTCTGATACTTGGGGATTTGAAAACTGGGGTCAATCTGCAATAACTGTTGTTGTAGATGTAGAGTCAAGTGGAGTTGCAACTACCAATATAAGTAATGGCGCTTGGGGAGAAATAAGTTACGGCAATAATGGTTGGGGCATGTTTACCCTTAACCCTGATGATGCAGTAGGTTTAACTGGTTTATCAGCAACTGCATCTACAATTGTTCAATTCGATATACCAGAACAAATTCAAGGTCTTGGTTTAACTTCTGCTATTGGTCAATTAAATATTAACAATGGTTCAGATCATGTCCAAGGTTTAGCTTCTTTAGTTGCAACAACAGCGGTGGGTTCAATATTACCAGCAGATGTTGTAGGAATTTCAGGTGTGGGCTCAACTACGGCCGTTGGAATTATAACAATTGATTCTGTAGAATTGATTAATGTTACTGGTGTTGGAGCAACTTCAAGTGTTGGATCCGTTATTACTGAAGTGGCATACACTTTATCAGGTCAAAGTGCAACAGCTAGTGTAGGGTCTATATCTCCTGCAGATGTTATGGGATTAACTGGTTTAGAAGCCACAACAGCAGTAGGAAATGTGTCTCCTTTAGGTTATAAAGATATTGTAATTGATGGAAATACAAATTATAATGATATTGACATAACTGGGAATACATCTTATACAGATGTAGCTTAGTAAAAATAGCATAGGAGAAAAAAAATTATGGCATCATCATATTCAGATCTCGGCCTAGAACTAATGGCAACCGGTGAAAACGCTGGTACTTGGGGTGATAAAACAAACGCAAATTTACAACTTATTGAACAATTAACTGGTGGATTTTTAGAAGTATCTATCGCAGGTTCAGGAACTCTAGCTTTAGATATTGACAACGGTGCTTTAACAGGTACAGCTCAACAAAGAGTTATTAAATTAACAGGTGCTCTTACGGGATCAAGAATTGTAACTTTTCCTCTTCTTACAGAAAATTTTTATATTATTGAAAATGCAACTACAAACGCAGAAACAGTACAATTAAAAGCAGCTTCTGGTTCAGGTGCAACAGTTACTTTTGCAACTGATGATAAAACAACTAAAATTATATTTTTGGATGGTGTTGCAACAAACACTGGTGTCTTCGACACGGGCTTAGGGGAAGGGGATGTAACTCTTACAGGAACACAAACTTTAACAAACAAAACTTTAACTAGTCCTGCAATAGGAACAAAAATTTCAGACACTAACGGAAACGAATTAATTAATTTTACTGCAACAAGTTCAGCAGTTAATGAAATTACTATAGCTAACGCAGCTACAGGAGTTACTGGACCAGTTATTTCA